CTTCCGTTTGAATGATAGGTCATTGTATCTGTTCTTGAGTTGCTTAGCAAGAATACAACCCTCGTTCTCTAGTTCCTCGTTAGTCATCAGAGCAACCATAAAGTCAGCAGTAGCAGGCAGACCGAAAGATTCAGATGTATCTGTCAGTTCTAGGTCACTGCTTTCATAACCAGAACGTGTAGTCTGTGTTGCTGATACAACAGGGACTTCCTTTGCTACAGCAAGACCACGAAGTTCTTCAGCAATTGCTTTCACAAACGTATAGGAGTTCTGGATATTACCCTTCATCCTAGATGAATTACAGATGTTGAGGTAATCAACAAAGATGATGTCTGGTTTGAACTGTTTCTTGAGAGACAGATCATTCAGCAGACCATTAAAGTGTCCTGCGTGAGCGGAAGCGGTAGGATATTCTTTGATGATTAACTTACCTCTAGTCTTCTTTTGTAGTGCCTCAACACCACCCTTGAATCTATGCTCTGGGAGATTCTTCAAGTCCTTGATACCAACGTCCAACAGGTGAGCGTCAATACGTTCAGCAATCTTTTCCTCTGCCATCTCCAGTGTGATGTAGAGAACATTGTATCCATCCATGAGACAGGAACCTGCCATGTGACACATAAACAATGACTTACCCACACCAGTACCAGCAAGAATGATATTCAAAGTCTTGTTAGGAAGACCACCCTCAGTAATCTGATTGAAGTCATCAAGGTCAAAGGCAATCTTGTCTTCATCCTCATGCATCTTCTCCCATCGCTGGTCGATACACTCTAGGTAGTCGTGTCCGATGTGTTCGTCGAACGATACTGCCAGGGCCTCTTGGAGTATGCTTGGGATCGCATCTGGTGATAATTTCTTATCGCCTCCTTCTGCGATCTTGACAGACTGTAGGAGTGCGTTGTAGAGGGCACGTTCTTTACACCAACCCTCTGTCGCGTCGATAAGCCAGGAATAGTTGATTTCATCAGTTGAGAATGTCTGGAGTAACTCGAAAGACTTCCTAAGGTCTTCCTCATAAACATCCTTACGAGACGATAACTCAATGAGAATAACTTCCTTGGTAGGGACCTTATCATATTTTGTAGAGAACTCATAAATCTCCTCATAAATTAAACGTTCACTTGCCTCAGCAAAGTAATCCGCTTTGATGTGTGGGATTACTTTGCCATAGTAGTCTAGATCTGTCAGAAGATTGCGTAAGATTGTTTGTTCTAATCTTTCAGTCTTCGTCGTCATCTTCAACTACTCCATAAGAAAAATCTTTCGCAACCTGAGCATCAATCGCATCGAGAATATCAGGCGTGAAGAATCGTTCAGGGTCTTTCATAATTTCTTTACCCCAGAACTTCTTACCATCAACCTCGTAGCGACCACCGCTATTGGGCCACGGAGAATAGTCTAGCAGACCATGGTATCTTTGTAAACCCCTTTCATCGAAGTACAGTTTAACTTCTGTCTGTGATGCCTCACGGGTCAGACGGGATTTCTTCGCCGTGCATCTAATAATGTTTCCAACCTGCGTAGTTCCCTCTTTCTCTTTTGATTTGCTAAGAAAGATGACACTGCTCGCACAGTATTCTGGACCTGAGCCACCGCCCATTTTTTGTTGATCTCCATAACCGCCAATGTTATCGTAGGTGTGATTAGTAAACAGAAGGGGAATCTTTGCCTTACCTAATTTTTGTGTAAGAACTCTGAATGTAGATTTAGTAATCTTTGTCTTTGTAAAATCAACAGCATCATTACCAGTCAATGCATCATTAACTTCCTTTGCTGATGGAAGGTTCCCCAAACTATCCAAGACCCACATCATAGGAGTGGTGTCTTTGTTTTTCAGATAGTTGTCAACAATCTTTACAGAGACTTCACGAAACTCATTGATAGTTTCTACCGGATATAGAAGGACGCGAGAAGTGTCAATCCCACGACTGCTAAACATATCAGAACTAAGAGCAGATTCGGACTCAAAATAAATGACCATGCCATCAGGATGAGTGTCAAGGAAATGCTTAAGGATGCTAAGGCAAAAATAGGTTTTCCCGACGCCCGATTTTCCAGCAAGAGCAGTGATCTTGTTGGAGGGTATCCCACCATAAATGCTACCACTAAGGATGGCGTTAAAAAGATAACTGCCAGTATCAATGTAGCCTTCAACATCACCTGAAGCAACTCCATCGCTCACAAGTCCAACGAATTCATTCTTACTATCTTTAATTATACTTTTGATTAAATCTGATGTAGGCATATTAGAAAAAACTGGTAACAGATACGGTTTTGTTTGTGGTCCAACCAATGCAGTCTAGCACATTGGTGACAGGTTTCAGGAACTTCTTCTCAAATTGTAGTGTGCGACTAACATACTTATCAAGATTAAATTCCTTAGGAATCTCACTAAAAAAGGAGATGACTTTTTCGCCAATAGGGTTTGGCTCTTTAAGATAGACATACTTTACTTTCTCACCCTCCTGAATGGATTGATATTTGTATTCAACCTTATGTTTTTTGAGGAGATAGTTGTAAATGAGAGAACCCTTGACAGCAATAGGTGTGCCTGTCTTCTCACCTTTCTTGTAAATCGTATAAGGATTACGATACTTGGCAAGATTATTTACACCACTGGGAGTAGCAAGGTCAGCATAAACTTGCTTGCGGGCATCCTCACGAACCTCGTCAATGTATTTGATAAGGTCTTCATTAGTTTTGTTGATAATGATCTTGTATGCTTCGTATAGTTTGCTCCTGAAGTATTGCGGCACAGATGAACGTGCCGTCTCCAGTCCACAGATTTTTAGTTTGGGTTCATTGTATTGAACGCCTTCACTATTCCATACGTTGAGAGCATATCGTTTCTTCGCAGTCCAGAAACCACGGGAAGCAATATTCTCTCGCTTCATCTTCATCTTCTGGTCGTAGGCGTTGACATACCTTGCCAGTTTTTCGTAAGAACTTTCAATAAAAGGTTCAAGTTCCATTTGAGCGACCTTATCAAGGAACCTAACAATTTCCTCATCAGTCTTCTCTCTGCCTTTGAGTACAGCATTGACAAAAGGACCCAAATTAAGATACATAGAATCAGTGTCGATTGCAATAACATAATCTACATTATCAGATTTAAGAATTTTATTGAGATGAGCGTTGGTCTCCTTTTCAATCCAGCGGATAGACAACTGACCACCAAGAGTGATTGCTTCTGCCATCTCCAACTGGTAGTATCGAAAATACTGGTTACCAATAGCACCATAGGCAGAGTTAAGTGAAATCTTCTTTGCCATCTGAATGTTATTGTAGCGAGAAATATCTTTCTTGAGTTGAACTGTGGGGTTCTTCTCATATTCCTGCTTTGCCTTAAGCATCTTCTTCTTGTAGATCACACGCTCATCATACATCTTCTGCATCATCTTAGGCAGGAACCCCTGCTTGGACGTGTCGTAGAAGGTGCCGTTAGGGGCGAGCGTCTGCCCACGGAGGTCGCTGGTATCAATCTCCTGGTCTAGTAGGCGGTCCACGCTGGCGGACGGGTGTCTGTGGGGCAGCAGCGTCTCTGGTGAGATGTTGTACTGCATAATCAGGTGAGGATACAGGGAGTTCAAGTCGAAGTTCACCACCCAGTCATAGAGACCAGGGATAGGTTCTTTCACAAATGCTCCAGCATACTTGTCCTTCTTCTCCTGTTCTTTCTTGGGAGGAATAACAATATTATCTTTCATCAGTTCGATGTAGATATAGTTATCCCAACAACATACCTGAGAGAATACATCCTCAAAGTTTACCTTGGCGTCGTATGCCAGGGTGATTGCTAGGTCGAGCAACTTCATCTTGTCGTCCAGTCTATCAACCAGGCGAACGTCGTGAATGTTGTACTCGATAAACTTTTGCCAGTCGTTTGTATAGAACTCTTTGAAAGTATCATACTCGCTGTGGTCTAGTTTCTCCTCATCCAGTTCTACAAGACAGATATGGTTCAGGGCATAAGATTCCTGATTAGTATAAGTAAATTTCTTGTAGAGTTGGATGTAGTCAAGAATAGACAGACCCAGAATATCAGTGGCAGTTTGAATTTTATTATTAATTTCTACCTCGCGGGTAGAAACTAACTTCCAAGGAGAGAGTAACTTCTTATACTTGTCACCAAGAATACGCTCAACACGATTTACGATGTATGGCATATCGAAGAACTCTACGTTCCATCCAGTAATAATATCTGGGAAGTTATCATTCCACCAGTGAATGAAGTTGGTGAGCATTGCCTGCTCATCATTGAAGTGTAGGTAATCTACATCGTCAAAGATATTGTTAAATGCCTTTGCTCCCCACACAGTAATCCTATTGGTGTAGGAATCTTTAATGGAGATAGAAAGAATTGCCTGGTCTGCGCTAGCAATGTTGGGGAATCCATTCTCTGCAGCAGTCTCAATATCAATATTGAAGACGCGAAGTTTAGTTGAATCATAGATAATCTCATCCTCAGGATACTGCTCAGCAATATACTGATAGAGATACCTAGTGTTACCATATACTTCTACCTCAGAGTTCTTACATTTCTTGACAAACTCTTTGGCATCGTTGATAGATCCTTGTGGGACTGGGGCGACAAGTTCACCCTTAAGTGTTCTGTATTCAGAATAATTTTTAGTTTTTATAAAAAGAGTGGGGGAGAATGGCACACGCTCAACGACACGCTGCCCGTTCTCATACCCCACTACCAATAAGCGGTTACCCGCTTGTTCTATCTTGCTGTAGAACTTCGACATATTCCAAATACTGCTTCTTTAATTTAGGACCTGGTTCCATCATAGTGTCACAGTCCATAAACCGCAAGCGGCATTGTGACACTTCCTCGTCTGGTAGATACGGTTCAAACGTATCCCCCAGAATAAGTGGATTGGTGAGTTCTAAATCAGGGTCGCCAAGTTCGACATCTAATTCTTTTACCTCACCAATCAACCAATCATTCCTCAGTTTCAGTAGCAGTATCATTTGTTTGTTCAATAGCGGTTTCGTATGAATTAAAAAATTCTACCTTTTCAGCAAAAGCTTGGTCTAGATTTGGGTCAGGTGCCGATACACATGTGATAGATTCGTAGTTAACTTTAAATACTCTTTCTAAAGTGTAGGGATTCCATCTTGTGTATTTTACTTTACTTCTTTCGTTAGGATCTTCCGCTTCAGGAAATTCAATCATTTCCAAAACAAATGGGTCGGACAACTGTAAACCAATCCCGACTCTATTTTCTTTTTCCTCATTAGTTTCAGGATCAATTACTTGTTCAGTTTTAAAAATCTCTCGAACTTCACAAATGAGATGCTTACCATCCCTCAGAGTAACAATAGATGCCATAGTTAATATTTAAACCTCTTAGTATTGTAGCAAAAAAAGATGGGGGCGTCAAGCCCCCAACGCGATATTTATAGGAAGTCTTTACGCTGATGATGCTCAGGTACAACCTTACCTAAATCAATTGTCAATAACCCATCCTCAAAAGTAACTGATCTAACTTCCGTTTCATCGCTGAGTGTCCATGCTCGCGTGAAACTTCGTTGAGCCATTCCTCGATGTTGGTAATCTGTTCCTGATTCTTTATCTTCTTTCTGTCCTTCGACAAATAATTTTCCGTCTTGTGTGTAGACATATACCTCCGCCTTTTTGAATCCCGCCAAAGCAATCTCTAACCGTTCCAGTACATTACTTACAATAATGTGATTGTATGGTGGGTAGTTTTGTTTGGTTTCGTGAAGGTCGAATAACCTATCAAACATTGTATCATATCCGATAGCATTCTTATGGATTTTATCCATAAGCGTAGGAAGATCCGACGCTGTATAGCGCATGATGTTTGTCATCTTTATAGCTCCTTGATAAGCGAGTTTGTATTGTGTGGACCCTAACGGCGTCCACCATTATTTAGAACAATGCTCTATTTATCTGGAGTGTGGAGATCCCTACTTTTTACGGCCGATGTTGTACTTGCTTTCAAGAGACCACTCATCTTTCTCTTTAAAAGATAAAACTTTAATCTGATTAAGTGGAGCAAGGTCCTCGATTCTTTCTTCCTCAACCACGTTAATGAGTCCCCAATCAGATAATAGTTTAGCAATGCGGTTTCTGCGTTGCACATCGTTAAGTGAAAGATTTGTCTTCTTGCCGTCGAGAGCAAAAAGTTCTTTGAAGTGTACAATATAATATCTTCCTTGCTTGTGGAGAATATGACAAGACTGATACAACTTCCTTTCTTTACGAGACGCAACGCCAATGCGCGTCAAGGTCTCCCTAACTTTCAGGAAGTCATCCGGTTCTGTAAGGGATACTTCTACCATATTAGTAGGTTCCCACAACACTTCAATAGTTTCAGCAGTCATTTCATTCCACCTTTATACAATGCTTTTCTTATCTTATCTAGTTGATCTACTGTGAGAATTTTTAGTGCGTCAATTGCCTTATCGTCATTATAACCATAATACTCTTTGACTAACTCAATATGCTCAAGAGATTCTTTTCTCAACCAGGGAGAAAATCTTTTCCTAGGTTTCAAAGTATTTATAAGATAATCATATTGCATCTTATTTGATAATGAATGACGTTTATTCATTTCATTCACATGCATGATTGCATCCAGGTGTCCAGACAAACATCTATTTACAACATAAGCAGGATAACCCTTCTCTGCCTCCGGGTCATCCTGCATTACATTTATTTTATTTTGGTTGATAGAATTAAGATAATCTTTTAGTTCACGCTTCATTTAAATACGGCAGTAACAGATACGACT